GTTGCGTAAAGAACAAGAGCTCGATTATTATCTTAAAGAGTTGTCTGAGTTAGAACGTAAAATTGGATATCTTAAACAAGAAGTATCGTTGACTAATACTATCATTAATATGATAAAACACGAAACGATATATGATATTAAAGAAGAAATGATTGCTAACGAAAATAATATTTTGTTAGGTGAAGATAAAAAGGATTAAATGATGGCAACATATAAACTTTTGGATAGTAGTGATCCAAAATTAAAAATTAAATTAGATCCTATTGAAGAAGGGGTTGATAGACTTATATTAAAAAACAATTTAATTGAAACAATGAATAAACATAATGCATTTGGTTTAGCTGCAATTCAATGTGGTGTTATGCAGCGTGTTTTTGCAATGTGTAGTGGTGAAAATAAAAAAGTTAAAACAATTTGTTTTAATCCAGAAATAATATGGGTTAGTGAAGAAACTTCTCTTGAAGAAGAGGGTTGTTTATCTTATCCTAATTTATATCTTAAAATTCGTCGTCCAGTATCAATAAAAGTTACATACGAAGATGTTAATGAAAATACTATATCACAAGGATTTGACGGTTTAGAATCAAGAATATTTCAACATGAATATGACCATGTGGATGGTATTGATTTTACAAATAAGGCAAGTCCTCTTGTGCTTAAAAGAGCAAAGAAAAAACTTTCCAATGACATTAAAAAAATGTTAAGAAAATATGGAAATGCATAATGGTTATTAGAATTGAAAATGCAGTGCCTCCAATGATTTTGGAGTATATGAAAACAAAAGTTCAGAACGAAGAACGATGGAGTTATTCTTATCCAAAGGGAGCATCCTTTGAGAAAAAACATCCTAAACTAACCATCTATGATGGTAGTGATATTCCTTCAGCAAAACTTCTTGAAGGAATGTCACATATGATTCTTCTTATGATTTATAACAAATCACTCAAAGATAATTTGGATGTATTTTTACCATCAATGCTTTGGTGTGGTGCATCTATTAAAGACATGCATAGAAAAGATAATATTCATACTGACCATGAAAATGATGTGCCAGAGAATATGAAAGTGATGAAAATATTGGGTCTGTTACATGCAGAATGGCCAGAAGAAAATGGTGGTCATTTTTTGCATGATGGAGAGACACACAAAATGGTGCCCGGCACATTTGTTATTTTTGATCCACTTAAAGAACATGCAGCAACTGATATTTTTACAGACAAAAAAAGAATTGCTCTTGATTACACAGTTATTGCAAAAACCACTTGACAAGATATATATACATGTGTTATGATATATATAGTTTAGTGAGAGTTAAAAGATGTCTGTAAATATAAGAACGCCGTTATTATACGGTAAAAATTCATTAGAAATATCAGTAACTACAGCTAAATTTTATCATGAACATTTAGAAAAATACTTTGAAGTTTATGTTTATGGATTGGATCTTGACACAACAGAAGGAGCGCACGCTAAAAATGTATTAGGTGCACTAACAGATATGTTGGGGACTATTTTCATTGACAGACATGATGAGAAAATTCCAACCCAATTAGAATTATTTTGAATTGGGTTGTTTCTAATAGGAGTTTTTAATTAGTTCTCCTAAATCTAACAAAATTAATTAATTGTATTGCCGTAATGGGATACAAAAGCAATCTTGCTTATTATAGGAGAAAAAAAATGGTTACAAGTAAAACATTAAATCTATTTGACAATTTCACTCAACTTACCCCTTATGCTGTTGGGTTTGATCGTATTTTCAATCAACTCAACACTTATGCCGATAATAATCGGACATCAACTGGGTTTCCACCATACAACATCCGAAAAGGAGGTGATTATAATTATGTCATCGAAATGGCTGTGGCTGGATTTGGTAAAACTGATATTGAGGTTGAATTAGAGGATTGTACACTTACAGTTCGTTCAGTAAAAGAAAAGGATAAATCTCCCGATGATATTTATCATGGTATTTCCTGCCGTAAATTTAATCGCAAATTTACAATTGCTGATGATATTATTGTTAAAAATGTCAATCTTGTAAATGGTATGCTTACCATTGATCTAGAAAGTGAAGTTCCAGAGAACAAAAAATCTCGTCTTATTGAGATTTCTACTTCAGAGTAGATTGAAAAGGGAGTGGTCTTCGGGCCACTCCCAATTTTATGAGGATTTAATATGAATAAATTGATAATAAAAGATGCCAGTCTTGCCGATTTTGGTATGGATACTATGACTGATGATGGAATTAAACAACTAACTCCTGCAAAAAAAGTATTCACAACCGATAATTATAATGAAATGTTAGAATCAGCAATTTTACCTGAACAAAATATGAGTAATGATGATATGATTGAAGAAGATTATGAAATCTTCATTAATGAAGAAGGTGTTAAAAAAGTAAGAACTGCGGGTGGCGATACTTATCCAATAGGTACACCAGAATATGCTAAGATTGTGGGAGAACCAATTCAAGAGGAAAATATGGGTTTGCAAATTGCAATGCGACCTGTTTTAAATTTTAATATTCTTAGAGTTGAATTTCCATTAGAAATCATTAATGAATTGAATGAGCATATTGATGATGTAATTATTCCCAATAGTAAAAGTTTTGCTGATGGTTTGGTTGGTCAACTAAAACAAGACAAACGTTCTGCACAATTAGATTTTCCTTTTGATACTGATGTTGGTAAAGAACTTGAAGTTGTATTTAATCAGATTGGAACAACATATCTCAAAAAAGGGTATGAACGTGATTCTCAAAGTGAGGTTATACAGTGTTGGACTAATCATGCATATGCCGGAGATTATAATCCCTTTCACGATCATGGCGTAAGAACTATGGCTGGATTGTCTGGATTTTTATGGTTGAAGGTTCCAAAATGTATTGAAGACAGTCCAGATGTGCCTAAGATTCATAACGCTGCGGGTGGTGTTGATGGTTGGACACATCTTTGTTGGGGTACTAACACTATGCGTGATTTGATGCAATTGCGACCACAGACAGAAGATTATATAAAACCTGTTGTTGGTACTATGTTAATATTTCCTCAATGGTTAAAACATCAAGTTATGCCTTTCTTTGGTGAAGGAGAACGTCGTTCTATTGCCATGAATTGGAATGTAAACGACAGCGAAGAAGAACGTAAAAAATATATGTCTGATCGTGAATCAAAACTATACGACGCAAAGAAAAAATCAAATGAATGTTAAAGTGAAGTGTAAAATGAAATCAACACAAAGGTCACCGCCTGTTTATAAATATGATGAAGATAAAATTATCTCTGATTTAAAAGATTATATTGATAATACTTATGACGAACATTACAGTCAAAACAAATTTCAAGCCACAGAATTTATCATGGATAGTGGGCATGGAGAAGGTTTTTGTATTGGTAACATTATGAAATATGCTCAGCGATATGGAAAGAAAAATGGTAAAGACCGAAAAGACTTGATGAAAGTTGTTCACTATGGTATAATGGCACTATGCAATCATGATAAAGAAAGATTAAATAATCCCAATCAACTCCCAATCAACCAACCTACTAACTGGCCAAAACCAATTAAATCTTATGATTCCGGTTATAATTAAATTAATGAGAATATATAATGAAACTAAGTGATCAAACAGTATCAGTGTTGAAGAACTATTCAACAATCAATCAAAATCTTTTGATTAAGTGCGGTAATACATTGCAAACAATGTCTGCCATGAAAAATATTGTATCAAAATCTATTGTTACAGAAGATTTTAAAAGAGATGTTGCAATTTATGATTTAAATGAATTTCTTTCTAGTATGTCTTTATTTGATAAACCTGAAATGGATTTTAAAGATGATTTTGTTGTTATGAGCAATGAAGGTTCAAATAGTAAATTAAAATATTGGTACTCTGACCCATCAGTTGTAACTACTGTATCAAAAGAAATACAAATGCCAGAATGTGAAGTTACTTTTTCTCTTTCCAGTGATATTCTATCTAATGTTCAGAAGGCTGCAGCAGTTATTGGTGCGCCTGATATGGTATTAGAAAATGGTAATTTGCGAGTCACTGATAAGAAGAATGACACTGCTAATGCTTATTCAATTGATGTTGTCGGTGAACCTGATGAACGAGATTATAAATTCTGGTTCAAGGTTGAAAATTTGAAACTTTTGCCAGGAACTTATGATGTAAGTATTTCCTCAAAACGGATTAGTCATTTTAAAAATACAAATGTAGATATTGAATATTTTATTGCTCTTGAACCTGAATCATATTTTAACTCTGATTCTTAAAAGGTAATTATATTATGAACGAATTTTTGTGGGTGGAAAAATACCGTCCAAAGAATATTGAAGACTGTGTGTTACCGACTAGTCTTAAAAATACCTTTAAAGAATTTGTGTCAGAAGGAAATCTACCCAATGTCACATTTTCTGGTGGGCCTGGAATTGGAAAGACTACAGCAGCAAAGGCAATTCTTAATGAATTAGATTTAACTTACATGATGATTAATGGTTCAGAAGAATCTGGTATTGATGTTCTACGAACCAAAATCAAAAACTTTGCTTCTACTGTATCTCTTCACGGTGGTCGTAAATATCTCATTCTTGATGAGGCAGACTACCTTAATCCACAATCCACGCAACCAGCTTTGCGTGGGTTTATTGAAGAGTTCAGTTCTAATTGTGGGTTTATTCTAACCTGCAATTATGTGAATCGTATCATACCAGCATTGATATCTAGATGTCCAACATATGATTTTTCAATTCCTAAATCAGAGAAACAGAAACTTGCAAGTGACTTTTTTAAAAGTTCACTAAATATCTTAAAAAAAGAAGATGTTGAATTTGATGCTGCAGCAGTTGCTGGAATTGTTAATAGACATTTTCCTGATTGGCGTAGGGTTGTAAATGAACTTCAAAGATACTCTGTTTCTGGAAAAATTGACGCAGGTATTCTTGTAGATATATCTGATGATAATATTAAAGAACTCATGAATTTCATGAAACAGAAGGAGTTTACCAATGTTCGCAAATGGGTTGTTAACAATCTTGACAATGATCCAAGTCGTTTGTTCAGGAATATTTATGATACTTTGTATGATCATATGGATGGCAGTAGTATTCCCCATGTTGTTGTTATATTGGGTGAATACCAATATAAATCAGCTTTTGTCGCCGACCAAGAAATCAATACTCTAGCTTGTCTTACTGAAATCATGGCCCGAGCAAAGTTTAAATGATTGTTGTAGATGATTTATTAGATGATCATTATGCAGAATTGATTCATATTCAAATGAGAACAGTTTCTTGGCAATACAATTATTCTTCTGTAAAAGGAAAATTAAATAAACATTGGCATGTGTTTTGTGGTCATGATATGGATGAGGTTGAAGACAATAATTTTGAATGGGCTTTGCCTATTTGGGAAAGTGTTAAACGAAAACTTAAACTAGAGGATTCATATAGAATTTATGATTTTGACCGTATGTATATGAATGCTCACACTTTCGGAACTGAACCACATATGCATACCGACGATGGTGACTATACTATGATATATTATCCAAGAATGGACTGGAAAAAAGAATGGAATGGTGGTACAATGATTAAGGATAAGTTATGTGATTATGTTGGTAATAGATTAGTTATGTTTCCTGCATCAGATAATCATCAAGCCATGGCATTGAGTCGTGATTGTTATGAATTGAGATCTGTGATTGTTTTTAAAACTAGTGCTGCAAAACATCAATATACACATTGGATGCAAAGTCTGGGATGAAAAATTATGTATGAACTAAAAGACTACCTCAATGCAATCAATCAAACTAAAGAACCTATTATGGATGGAGATGATGAAATGTGGGAAAAAAAATATCCCCCATTCGTTATAAATAAATGTTTACATGCTTTTCAGGATACAATTTTATTTGTAAATGAAATGAATCAACTCCCTAACACTGATAAAAAACTTCAATTCGATTTTTACCTAAATAGTTTACGACCAAGAAAAAGATTCTCTCCTTGGTTGAAGGCGAAGAAATTAGAAAATCTAGAGTATGTTAAAGAGTATTATGGTTATAATAATGAAAAGGCTAAGTCTTCTCTTGATATATTAAATGATGAACAGATTTCCGCTATAAAACAAAAATTATATAAAGGTGGAAGACATGCAAGAAATGGAAGAAATTAATTGGTCGCAAAAAGATATGTTCGAAGTAACATTGAAGGAACCAGATGATTTTCTAAAAGTTAGGGAAACACTTTCTAGAATAGGTGTAGCATCTAAAAAAGAAAAAAAATTATATCAATCTTGTCATATTCTACATAAACAAGGAAAATATTATATTGTTCATTTCAAGGAACTTTTTGCTTTGGATGGTAAAAGAACAAATCTATCAGAGAATGATATTGCAAGAAGAAACACAATTGTGAATCTTCTTAATGATTGGGGTTTGGTTGGTGTTGTTGATGAAGCAGGACCATCTGCTCCTTTGAGCCAAATCAAAGTTATATCTTTTAGAGAAAAAAATGATTGGTTGTTAGAAACAAAATATAATATTGGTAAAAAACGAGAATCTTAATGGACAATTTCAAGTCTTTTATAACTGAAGCAAAAGAAGAACCATATCGTTTATTGATACTTTCTAGTAAACCAAAAAATCAACAGTATTTTCGTACAG